ATATGATTTAAAAATAAAAAATTACATACAAGGACCGGATACAGCAACAGAATCTAACACAACAAAACTATCGTTCAATATATATGAACCATATGGATTTTCTTTTATATCTAAATTACGGCAAGCATCATCAGCCCTACAACAACGTAGTAGAATAAAAAATTATACTCAGGTATCAAATGAATTAAAACAGTTTTATATTTTAGGTATAAGATTTCAAGGATATGATATCAATGGCAATTTGCTATCGGCAAAAGATAGTGGCATTATTGACACTAAACAACCAAACATATCTAGTGGAGTATTTGAAAGATTTTATGATTGTGTTATTACTAACATGAAATTTACGCTTGATGGAAAAATATCAACATATAAAATTGAAGCAAACTCACTTGCGCCAGACACCGCATATGGTGTTAAACGTGGCAGAATAAGTAATGGTCAAAATATTGTGGCCTCGTCAGTGGAAGAAGCATTAAATGGCAGAGGTCCTGGGATAAAAAGTTTGATGAAAGTGTTGAATCAAAACGAACAAGATAGATATGATAAACAAGAAATTAGTAGACCAAACGAATATTATGTTGAATATATTGGAAATGCAGACTCGATCAAGACTGCTAGATTGGTTGATGTAGCTAGTATTGACCCTTCACGGTTGCCAATGGGAAATGCAACAACCACAGCAGAATCAAATGAATCTACTGCATTAAAAAGTAGAAATCCGGACTTTACCAAAAGAACAATTACTTTTTCTAATGATACTAGTATTTTACAGGCAATCAGTGATATTATTAAACAAAGTACATATTTGTCTGATGCAATGAAAATACTTAAAGACACTAGTTTGGATAGTAATACCGGTAGTGATGCTGAAAAGCAAGAGAAAAATCCAGCAAGAATTAAATGGTATAATTTAAGTTCTAGAGTTGAGTGTTTAGAATGGGATACCAAGCGAAATGATTTTGCATATAAAATAACATATGTAATTCAACCATATGAAACACCGGCTGCAATAAGCCCATATATACATAAAACTTCAAATTATTATGGTCCACATAAAATTTATGATTATTGGTTCACCGGTAAAAACACAGAAGTAATAAGCTATGAACAGGTATTAAACAATGCATATTACATGGTTGCATTGGATCCGTCTAATGATCCTGCTTCACATGGTGGTGAAATAGATGTGTCACAGGTTACAGACCGACACGATAATCAACCTAGACAAGGTGCCCCCGATGTTGGATTGGGCCCACAGAACTCATATCTAACTAGTTTATTTGATCCAAAAGGTTTTGCAGAAGCAAAAGTAAGTATTATGGGTGATCCGGATTATTTGATGAGTGATTCGTCCGGATCATTGAATCAAGTGTATAGTCAGTTTTATGGTCCAGATGGGTTCACTATTAATGCTAACGGTGGTCAAGTTTTTATACAAATAAATTTTAAAGAAGGTGTTGATTATAAAAACGAAGATGGATTAATGAGTATTAACGAATCGTTATTATTTTGGAAATATCCAAAAAGTGTAAAAAATGTAAAAGGTATACACTACTTGCTTATTAGTGTAGATAGTGATTTTAGTCGTGGTAAATTTACACAACAACTTAAGGGTAGAATTTACACATTCCCAGGAGCGGAACAAGACGATCAAAAAGCAGGGGCAACTAGAGAAAATAATACAAGAGATGCACTGAATAGTTCAGATGTTAGACAATCTACCTCACAAGCAGGGACAACTGCTACAACTAATGCCAATGGCTCTACTGACGGAGTAACTGGATTATTACCGGATGAATTGGCAGGATTGGATCCTAATATTGCGTCACAACAAGCGGAAAATCAAATAGCATTGAACAGAAGTGACCCGCCGATGAATTCAATAACATCCCCTACGGGAGGTAGCAACAACGTATCTGCACCTCCTGGGCTTGGTGGAGAAGCAACCAATAGCTCAGCCGGGGCACAGATTAATGGTGGACAATTTGTTGTGAAAAATGTAGCAGATGATGATGCTAGTACTGGTACAACTAATGTAACTCCGTCAGCACAGGGTGGTAGAGAAGAAGAAGAACCACCGGGTATTGCTCCTATAAATAATAGAGACTTAAGCATAGGCTTGGGTCCATAATAACTAGAGAAACTATATGTCAATAGACGGATTTAAACCAAGAGGTGTAACTAAATCAACCCTGCCTACAGCCGGCGGCGGTATTATACGTAGCACCCCTCTACTAGGTGTTGTTAAAAATAATATTGACCCAACACGTTCCGGACGGTTAGAGGTATATTTAAAAGAGCTTGGTGGAAAAAATCCGGACAACAACTCAAGTTGGGTTACTGTTAACTATCTATCACCTTTCTTTGGTGCAACTACTCCTACTGGTAACAATACTGGATTTGGAGAATATACTAAAAATCCAAATAGCTATGGTATGTGGAATAGTCCACCTGATATTGGTACAGTAGTAGTTTGTTTGTTTATTAACGGTGATCCCAATTATGGATTTTATATAGGAGCTATACCTCCAGCAGACTCGTTGCATATGGTTCCTGCTATTGGAGGTAGTGATAATATTGTACCTAACGCCGGTGAGGCGGCACGATTAGGTGGGGCAGTAAGATTACCTGTAGTCAATATAAATTCAAATAATGAAGGTATTGTTAATAGTAGCAAATACTTAACAGATGCCAAACCTGTACATAGTTATGCCGCTAGTATATTAGCGCAACAAGGATTGATTAGAGATCCAATTAGAGGTGTAATCGGGTCATCTGCACAACGTGAAAGTCCAAGCCGTGTTGGTTGGGGAGTAAGCACACCCGGTAGACCCATATATGAAGGTGGCTATACAGATGAATCTATTGCAACAGCCGCCTCTAGTGATAAACCAACCGGACTAAATGTTGTTGCACGTAGGGGAGGCCATACTCTAGTAATGGATGATGGTGATATTCTAGGTAAAGATCAATTAGTAAGAATACGTAGTACTTTAGGCCATCAAATATTAATGAGCGATGACGGTCAAACATTGTTTATCATTCACGCAAATGGACAAAGTTATATTGAGTTAGGTAAAGAAGGTACTATTGATATGTACTCTACTAACTCTGTTAATGTAAGAACTCAGGGTGATTTAAATTTACACGCCGATAACAATATTAATATTAACGCCGGTAAAGCATTGAATATAAATGCAGATACAATTGCAATTAGTAGTGAAAAAGAAACAACACAGAAAGTTGGAACAGATTTTAGTTTATATGCCTCTGGTAAATACACAACTAAAGTTGATGGAAAAATGAGTTTTGCTAGCGGTGCAGACGCATCGTTTTATAGCGATTCAGTCACATACATTAATGGTAGTAAGATTAACTTGAATACAGGTTCATCAAGTTTGGTACCACAAGAAGTTAAACCATTACCTTTAACAGCACATACTGACACATTGAATGATGCTACTAAGGGATGGGCGGCCGCACCGGGTAAATTATTAAGTATTGTAAGTAGAGCACCTGCTCACGCACCGTGGGCTAGCGCAAATCAAGGTGTTGATGTTAAAGTTGATAACAATGCAGGTACGGCATTGCCGGCAGCACCGTCATCTGCAGTTGCGGCAGCAAATGCTAGTGCAGGAGCACCAACTAATCCAGTAAGTGTTGCTGTAGCATCTACTGTACCACCATCATCAGCAATTAGTGCGGCATTAGACAAAAATACAACAGGCACAATGGTTGGTCAATTATCTACCTTAGCCGCAACAGGACCGGCAGCCGCCGCAGTTAAATTAGGTGCAGGAGTAGTAGAAACAGCATCGGGTCCGGTCGGTGTAGTAGGTGGTATGGCACAAACTTTTAATCAAATGGAAGTTAACCAGATTATTAAACCAGGTACGGCTGCATATGCCAACAGTTTAGTACAAAGTGGTAAAACAGTACAGCAAGTATTAACTCCTAATATGTTTACGGGCAAAGATGGTATTACAAATTTAAATTCTTATATAAACAATCCAGTGGCACAAGTTGCCGGAGCGGTTGTTGGATTAAAAATAGCACAAAAAGCATTAACCACTAGTGGATTAATTACCGGAAAAGAATCAGGCACGGTAATTGCCGGTTTAGTAATGGCAGCATCTACCGTAGGAGTACAAAATACAGTAAACTTAGTTAGCAATGCAGCCAGTGCAGTAACCGGAGCAGTTAATGGTGCAGTGGCAAATGTAGTAGGTGCGGCAACAGGTGCATTGAATAGTGTATTAGGGTCAGCTAGCAGTTTAGTATCAGCAGGTAATTTTGCTGGTAACTTAGCAAGTACCGTAACAGGTGGTTTAAGTAGTATTGCAGGTGCATTAGGTGGAATGGCTAAAGGAGCTATAGGTGGAATAGCAGGATTATTAGATAGTGCTAAAGGTGTAGCAGGCAGTGCATTTGCAGCCATCACCGGAGCATTCCCTACATTACAAGCCGGAGTACCTCAAAATATTAAAGATATAACAGAAAAAGCACAAGCGGCCGCACAGGCTCCATCAACCGGTGGGATAGCAGGTGTGTTAGGTGCTGTTACTGGAGGAATAACAGGTGCGTTAGGTTCAGTAACTAGTGGATTAACAGGTGCATTAGGTGCAGTAACAGGGGCAGCCAGCGGATTATTAAAAACGGCAACAGGTATAACAGCAAACCTATCTACTGGATTGGGAGCATTACCCGGTGGTGCTGGTGTAGTTGCTTCTGTAGTTAACAATGCCTTCGGTGCCGTTAATAATGCACCAGGGGTAGCAGCCATCACAGCTTTAGCCGGCCAAGCAAGCGCAATTACAAATGGTATATCTAATATAGCATCAATTAATCCTCTAGCATCATCTGGTGCATTGTCAGCAGCCACAGGAGCAGTAGGAGCATTAACAAAAGGGTTAGATGATTTAAAGAGTGGTAAGAAAACATTATCTAACTTAGCCTTCGAAGGATTGCCAACAGGGGTAGCATCACAATTACAAGCATTAGTTAGTTCTTTTCCAAATTCTGGGTCAGGAGGAAACTCATTAAAGCTACCTACAGTAGCTATTAATACAAATACCCGTGATACCGCACAGACAAGAGACATACTTGGAGATTCTAGAATACCGGAACCAAACTTTGCAGGTGTTAGTGAAGATGCATATAAAGCTGGACTGTCTACGCTTGATACAAAAAAAGAAAAGTATAAAGAAATTGATGCAAAATTAGAGGCTTTAAACGAGGAAGCTAAAACGGTTAGAGCACAATATAATGCGTCTGCCGAAACATATGAAAATGCAAATAATAACTTACCTGCAGGTGACCCGTCAGTCAGGGCAATATACGAAACAACACAACAATACAGGTCACAATTATTAGCAATTCAGAAAAAAGGATATGAACTGCTAAACGAGCGAAACAGCATAGCATAAATACGTTATAGGATAAAATATGCCATCATACATTGGTTTCAGTACTATTAACTCTAACAAGCCCCGTTCTACTAATTTACCAGCTGGTATTGCTGGTGGAGTAGGTTCTATGGTACAACCAGTGATTCCTGGCAAAAAGTTTAAGCTAGTGGACGAGCAGTTGGTTATACAAGATTTCATTAATGCATTGAATATTCAACAGGGACAAAAAGTTGGGAATCCGGGTTACGGAACTACTCTTTGGAGTTTTGTTTTTGAACCAAATACGTTTGATGTACAGAACAAATTAGAAACAGAACTTAGACGAGTTGCAAATCAAGATCCGAGATTGATAGTCAATACCGTTAGTGCTTACCCACAAGAAAATGGCATATTAATTGAAATGGAAATAGCGGTTACCCCATTCAATAATGCACAAGCATTAAGCGTTTTCTTCAATAATAGTACAAGTACTGCAGTTATTCAATAATATCTTCCAAAAGTGTGGTTTTCATTTAAGATAAATACTTAAAAGAGAATACCATTATGGCTACAAGTTCACGACAATCAGCACTATTCGGCGTTAACGATTGGAAGGCAATTTATCAAACCTTCCGTGAAGCCGATTTCCGTTCATATGACTATGAAACACTACGCAAAAGTTTCATAGATTATCTAAGAGTTTACTATCCGGAAACATTCAATGATTATATTGAATCATCAGAGTTTATAGCGTTATTAGACGTTATGGCTTTTATGGGTCAGGGTTTAGCTTTCCGTAGCGACTTAAACGCACGTGAAAACTTTATTGATACTGCGGAAC